ATGCCTGCGATGAAGATCGCAATGAGCGTGCTTGCCTGCGCCACGGCGCTGTTGGCGGGCTGCGAAATGGCCGACCAGTACGCCACCTTCGTGCCGAAGATTCTCCGGCAACCGAGCACGGAGCCTCCGGCGCCGGAACCCGAGCCCGACGTCAAGGAATTGGTCCGCGCGGGCGCCGATACGCTGTTTACCGCGCATCCAACCGCCGTGGCGGTTTCGCGGCCGCACCGCTTGGCGGGGCGAGGATTTAGTGCCTGCGTGAAAGCGATGGTCGTTGGGCCGATGAACCCCGATCCGCAGCCGATCACGCTGCTGGTGACGATCGACCATGGCAAGTTCACCGATCGTCACCGCGCGACCTCGCAAGACGGCTGTGCGAGCGAGAGCTATGAAAAGGTCGAAGCAGCGCGATAAATCTGCCGCTACTCGAACGCACGGACGACGGTTTTCGCGTCTCCTGCATTTTTCGCTTGACTCGCGTAACGAGAATCTTCCAGAAAAGCGTATTCACCGAAATTACGCACTGACCACCGTCCCGATGTCGCCGGGTTCGCGCACCGGGCAAGGTCTCCGCTCATTCCGGCTTTCGTAACGGTGTCGCCGCCACGCTCGCGTCGCGGGGTGCCCCCCGTGGGTGAACTCCAGCGGGGGGATCCACGACTGCGTGCGTCGGGTGAGCGGCGCTCAGTGTTGATTTGCCCATTTCGCTGCTGCTAACTGTCGCGACGGTATGAGAAATTTTCCGTTGCGCATTTTTCGCTTGACTCGCGTAACGAGAATCTTCCAGAAAAGCGTATTCACCAAAATTACGTGTTGATCACCGTTTCGATGCCGCGCTTCCTCCGGCCGGCGTCGGCGCGGGAGGATTGCCTTGCGCACGCCGCGTCGGCGCGATCCTCCCGATGACTCTCGAACACTGACTCACGTGGATCGGCGCTGACCGCGTCAACGGTTGCGAAATGCCCAAAATGACTGCCGGCGATCTCAAGGCCCTGCTTTCGGCCGAGCGCTACGACGCGCTCTCGGCGATGGCGGCCTCCAAGCTCTCGGACGAGCGCGCGTCCGCGCTCAACTACTACATGGGCAACATGTCGAAGGACATGCCGGCCCCGGACGGCCGCTCGAAGGCGGTGTCGAGCGACGTCGCCGACACCATCGAAGGCCTGATGCCGCCGCTGATGGAAATCTTCGCCGCGGGCGAGGAGGTGGTGCAGTTCGCGCCGGTCGGGCCGGAGGACGTCGCCGCGGCCGAGCAGGAGACCGACTACGTCAACCACGTCTTCATGCAGCAGAATCCCGGCTTCCTGGTGCTCTACTCTTCATCAAGGATGCGCTGCTTTCGAAGGTCGGCGTGGTCAAGGTGTGGTGGGAGTGCCGGCAAGAGGTCGAGCGCGAGACCTATCTCGATCAGCCCGACGACGCCTTCGCGTTGATCGTTTCGCAGCCGGGTGTCGAGATCGTCGAGCACAGCGAGCGGGAGATTGGGCTGCCTCATGCTGAGGAGCCGCGCGACAGCGCGGCGTCTCGAAGCATGAGTTCGCCGCCATCCTTCGAGACGGGCGCCATAGCCCGCGAAGACGGGCGTCAGGCGCCCTTAAGGCGCCCTCCTCAGGACGAGGGCGGAGGACGTCCTCAGGACGAGGGCTCGCCGCGGCCCAAACTGCACGACGTGACGATCGAGATCCGCCGCACGCGCGAATGTGCCCGGGCCGAAGGCGTGACGCCGGAGGAGTTCGGCATCAGCCGCCGCGCGCGCTCGATCAAGGACACGGATTATTGCTTCCACGACGTGTTCCGCACCGAATCGCAGCTGATCGCCCAGGGCTACGACCGCGAGCAGGTCAAGAAGCTCCCCTCGTACACGCTCGCGCACACGATCGAGGAGCAGGCGCGCGACACCGTCAACGAATCGACGCTGCGGCAGGGCGACGCCGGGCTCAACACCTCGAGCCGGCTCATTCGCATCACCGAGCATTACGTGCGCATGGACTACGAGGGCAACGACGAGGCCGCGCTCTACCGCTGCACCACCGCCGGCGAGGAGGGCGAGCTCCTGCTGCGCGACGGCGCGCCCGACGTGGTGCGCGAGGACGTGATCCCGTTCGCGGCCATGACCCCGGTCATCGTCACGCACCGCTTCTTCGGCCGCTCGATTGCCGACCTGGTGATGGATATTCAGCGCATCAAGACCGCGTTGCTGCGGGCGCTGCTCGACAACGCCTATCTTGCCAACAACCCGCGCACCGAGGTGCCGGAGAGCCACGCCACCGAGACCACGCTCGACGATCTTTTGGTGTCGCGCCCGGGCGGCATCGTGCGCACCAAGACGCCGGGCGGCTTGAGCGTCATCGAGCATCCCGACATCGGCAACCACGTGTTTCCGCTGCTGCAATACCAGGACGCAACGCGCGAATGGCGCACCGGCGTGTCGCGGCAGGGGCAGGGGGTCGACCCCAACGCGCTGCAGAACCAGGTCGCGACCATCGCCAACCAGATGTTCAACGCTTCGCAGGCCAAGGTGAAGCTGATCGCCCGCATCTTCGCCGAGACCGGCATTCGCGACCTGTTCTCGCTCCTGCACATGACCATCCGCAAGAACGGCTCGCAGGCGCAGACCGTACGGCTGCGCAATCAGTGGGTCACCGTTGATCCGAGGGACTGGCGCGCGCGCAACGACATGACCATCAATGTCGGGCTCGGCACCGGTTCGAAGGCCGAGCAGCTCGCGCATCTGCAGCTCATCATCGGCGCGCAGAAGGAAGCGATCGCGGCCCGCCTAGTCAGCGCCAAGAACCTGTTTCACTCGGCGAAGGAGCTGGTCAAGCTCGCCGGGCACAAGAACGTCGACGCCTTTTTCACGCCGCCAGGCGCGCCGGCCGACTCCAACGACCCGGCCGCGGCGCCGATCCAACCGCCGCCCGATGCGAAACACGCCGAGATCGCGGCAAAAGCGCAAACCGAGCAGGCCAAGATCAGCGCCGACGCCGCGCACCAGAAGATGAAGCTCGACGCGCAGCTCGCGTTCGAGCGGGAGAAGTTCGCGCTCGAGAAAGAGCTCAAGCTCCTCGACCTGCAGATCGCGCGCGAGCGCCATCAGCAGGACATGCAGCGCTCCGCGATCAAGACCATCGCCGATGCCGCCAATGCGGCGGCTCCGGTGCAGTAGGAGGTCAAATGCCGCCCGTCTCTGAAAAACAGCGCCGCGCCATGTACGCGGCCGCTTCCGGGCGATCGACGCTCGGCATCCCGCGTTCGGTCGGACGCGATTTCGTCGCGGCCGATAACGGCCGCAAGCTACCGCTGCGTAAAAAGCCGACGCCTAAAGCGCGTTCACGCGCGCCTTCAACGCGCTACGGGCGCGGTAGCGGGATCCTGGGAGGCCTGTCGCGATGACCGACGACAAGCTCGAGGCCGCGATCGCGCGCGGTGGGCGCGCCAAGGAGCTCCTCGGCAGCGAGACGCTCAAAGAAATCTTCGCCCAGATCGAGACCGATTACATCGAGGGATGGCGCCGCACCTCCGCGCGCGACACCGATGCGCGCGAGCGGCTCTGGCTCGCTGTGCAGGTGCTCGGCCTGGTCAAGGATCATCTCGTGATCATCGCCAATGACGGCAAGCTCGCCCAAGCCGAGCTCGATCGGCTCGCGAATCTCGCCGCATAACATGCCCGCGCCCATCAAAAAGGTCCTCCTGCGGCTGCCGGAGGACATGAAGTCGCTCGCCAAGGCGCTGGATTGTCTCGCCGAGATGCTGGCCAACCGCGACGAGGATTTCATCCGCGGCTTCCTCGAGGAAGTCGTCGAGCCCGTCATCATTCGAGACTGAGAGGTCCATTATGGACGTTGCCACTGATACCGGAGCGCCGGCCCCGACCGCGCTCGAGCTGACCGCGCCAGCCGACACGCCGGCCTATCTCTCGACGCACGACGCGGCTGCGGTGCTGCGCAAACTGCGCCAGCCGAAGACCAACGACACCGATACGCCCGATCCCTCCGCGCGCGCGATGACCGCTGCGCCGAAGCCGGGCCATAGCGCGTCGAAGACGCGCGTAAACGCGCTTATGGAATCGACCGCTGTAGATGCAGCGGACGACGCCGCTCCTGTGGATGCACAGGATCCCGGCGCAAAGACCGAAGGCACTGATCCGGGAGCCACCGAGCTTTCGCCCATCGAGCCGCCGAGGTCTTGGACGAAGGAAGACAAGGAGCTCTTCACGGGCCTCCCTCGCGCGACGCAGGAACGTCTGGCCGAGCGCGAGCGGTCACGCGAGGGCGATTTTCTCCGCCGTCAGAACGAAGCCGCCGAAAAGCTCAAAGGCCTCGCGGCCAAGGAGCAAGCGGTGGAACAGGCAAGGCAGACTTACGAAGCGGCATTGCCGCAGCTTCTTCAAACCCTGCAACAGCAACAGGCGGGCGAATTCGCCGACATTAAATCGATGGCGGATGTTGAACGTTTAGCCCGTGAAGACTGGCCGCGTTACCTGCTCTGGGACCTGCAGCAAAAGAAGATTGCTGACGTCACCCAGCACATGCTTGCGGCCCAGCACCGCCAGGCGCAGGAGAAGCTCGGGCAATTCACCGAATTCGCCAAACGCCAGGACGATCTCTTCAAGGAGAAGGTCCCGGACATGGTGGACGAGGCGAAGGCCGCGGAGCTGCAGAGACGAGCGCTCGCCGTGCTCGGCGACCTGGGCTTTAGCGAAGCGGAACTGGTGCCGCTGTGGAACGGTCACAAGGAGCTTTCGCTCCGCGACCATCGGCTGCAGCTCCTGATCCGCGACGCGACGCTCTGGCGCGAGGCTGAGAAGAAAGCCAAAGCTGCGGCCGTCAAGCCCGTTCCCCCGGTTCAGCGGCCGGGCGCCGCGACGCCCCGTCAAGGCACGGACGAAGCGCGCGTCCAGCACCTCACCCAACGGCTCGAACAAACCGGCTCGCTCCGCGACGCCGCGGCATTGGTCCGCGCGCGCCGCGCGGCCCGGTAACGGAAAGGCAAAGCCATGGCACTCCCCACCAACACCTTCGCCACCTATGAGGCGATCGGCAACCGCGAAGATCTCTCCGACGTGATCTATCGCATCGATCCGACCGACACGCCGTTCATGACCGGCATCGAGCGCGAGAAGGCGACCGCCGTCAATCACGAATGGCAGACGCAGGCTCTCGCCGCGGCGGACAATACCAATGCCCAGCTCGAAGGCGACGACGCCGCCACCACCGCCACCACGCCGACGGTGCGGCTCGGCAACATCTGCCAGATTTCCTACAAGGTGCCGCGCGTCACCGGCACGCAGCGGGCGGTCGAGCACGCCGGCCGCGATGACGAGCTCGCCTACCAGGAGATGCTCAAGGGCCTCGAGCTCAAGCGCGACATGGAGGCGATCCTCGTCGGCACCAACCAGGCCAAGGTGACGGGCAACGACACCACCGCGCGCAAGACCGCTTCGGTGCTATCCTGGATCAAGAGCAATACGTCGAAGGGCGCGACCGGCTCCGATCCTTCGGCCGCCGACGGCACCGGCACGCGGACCGACGGCACGCAGCGCGCCTTCACCGAGGCGAACCTCAAGACCGTGCTGCAGTCGATCTGGAACGCCGGCGGCAAGCCCGACATGATCATGGTCGGCGGCTTCAACAAGCAGGCGTTCTCGAGCTTCACCGGCCGCGCCACGCCGATCGAGAACGTCGACAGCAAGAAGATCGTGGCCGCGGTCGACGTCTACGAGTCCGACTTCGGCCGCCTCAAGGTCGTGCCCAACCGCTTCCAGCGCACGCGCGACGTGCTCGTGCTGCAGATGGAGATGTGGGCGATCGCCTACCTCAACGGCCGGCGCATGGTCTCGATCCCGCTCGCCCGCACCGGCGATTCGGAACGCCGCCAGATGCTCTCCGAATACAGCCTCGTCGCCCGCAACGAGAAATCGTCGGGCGGCGTGTTCGACAACACCACGTCGTAACCATCGGGGTGACCCCGGCAACCAGGGCGGCGTCAACGCCGCCCTTTTTCTTTGGAGCACTCCGATGACCGAATATACGATCGACAACGAAGGCACGATTTCCTCGGTCGCATCGACCACGGAATTTCATGCTTTCGATGCGGGCAACACCAACCGCGTCAAAAAGGCAACCGCCGCGCAGCTTGCGACCTTCATCGGCGCAAATGCCGCTCCGACAACGCTTCCGGCGGGAACGGTGAGCGCCGCTCCGCTGACTTTTACCCCCGGCTCGCTTCTGACCACCCCGGCGGCCGGCGCCACCGAGTTCGACGGCACGGCGCTTTATTTTAGTCCGGCTGGGAACACGCGCGAGCAGGTGGACGCGGAGCAATTCACCATCGCCTCTGCGGACAGCGCCGCCTACAACAACACCGGCCTCGATACGAATGCCGCGGCCGCCGTGTTTACCGCGACCATGGGCGCCGCCGCCAACGGCGCGCTCACGCTCATCGCCGGTAAGACCTATGCGTTCGAAGCCTGCTATTGCCTGACGAACACGGGCACCACGTCTCATACCTGGGCCGCTCTGTTCGGCGGAACGGCGACCTTCACGCGGTCGATGCTGCAGGCTTTCGGGATCTCAACGACCGGCGCCAACGCCCCGGCCACGGGCGGTCTGACCGGCTTCGCGACGGGAACGGATCTGACCTTTAGCGGCAGCGGAATCGTGTGCACGGCGGCCTCGACCTCGGCCACGGAGCAAGTGACGATCCAGCTTCAGGGCACGCTCGTCTGCAATGCCGGCGGAACGCTCATCCCGCAACTGAAGGCGAGCGCGAGGCCGGGAGCATCTGGGACGCCCGGCGTCGTGGTGAAGGCCGGCTCCTTCTTCCGCATTTGGGAAATGTCGAGCTCGGCCCAGGTCGGCAACTGGTCGTAACGCAACCTCGCAAAGTCCACGTGGTGGCTCGGTGGGTCCCCGCTTTCGCGGGGACAGGCCGGGCCTTCCCATAACTTGGAGAGACCACCATGGCCTACCCTAGTGTCCACAAGCTCAACGTCGTCCACATGTCGGCGCACTCGCCCTCGATCGGCGGCTCGCCGGGCGCGGCGTATATCCGCGCGCCCTTCCGCGCGCAACTGATGAAAGTCGCTGTCGTCGCCGCCGGCGCCATCACCACGGCCGATTGCTCGATCGCCGTCGCCATCAACGGCGTCGCGATCGCCGGGAGTCCGTTCACCTTACCGGTATCCGGCGCCGGCGCCGGTGAAGTGGCGTCGCTCGTTCCGACGGCGAACACATTCGTGAACGAAGACGACTATATCTCGTTCACGCCCTCGGGCGCCTCGGGCTCGAGCATCCCGGCGACGTTCAGCGCCGCGCTCAAGGCGGTGTGATTCCATGGGCGCCGTTCAATACATCGGCACCGGCCGGCTCGGCGCGTCGCAAGACGTCGCCTTTACCGGCAGCTCAGCCGCGAGCGCCGCCTTCGGCGCGCAGACTTACAAGGTGCGGCTCGTGGCCACCATCGATTGCCGCGTGCGCATCGGGGACGGCACGCCGACGGCGGTCGCGACCGACACCTATCTGCCGGCGCTCACGGCGGAGTATTTCACGGTGACGCCGGGGCAGAAGGTCGCCGCCATCCAGCAATCCTCCGCCGGCACGCTCAACGTGACGGAGATCTCCTGATGGCGTTCGGACGCATGGGCGCCGGCGAGTTCGGCCGCATGGGCCTGCGCGCGCTCGCGCGTCATGTGTCCATGGTCACCTCGAAGCTTTTGTTGCGCGATGGAGGCTCGCGTTTGCTCTTGCGCGACAACGCGAGTTTCCTTTTGTTGGGGCATTCCTGATGGCTGACACCAAGCTCGCCAACCTGACGGCATCGGGCGCGCTCACGGGCGCCGAGCTGTTCTATGCCGACAACGGCTCGCAGGACGTCAAAGTCACCGCGGCCCAGATCCACGATTTTGTCGTCGGTGCGGGCTCGGTCTCGGTCGCCTCCGGCAAGACGCTGACGGTCTCGAACACGCTCACGCTCGCCGGCACCGATAGCTCGACCCTCAACATCGGCGCGGGCGGCACGCTCGGTACGGCGGCGTTCGTCAACACCGGCGCCAGCGGCGGCACGGTGCCGCTGCTCAACGCCGCGAACACCTTCTCCGCCACGCAAACGATCACGCCAGCGGCCAACACCAATGCGCTGGCGGTGACCGGCTACAGCCTCACCGGCGCGAACGCGCAGGCTCTGCTGGATCTGTCGGGCACGCTGAACACCAGCGGCAATCCGGCCGCCATCAAGCTCAACCTCACAAATACAGCGAGCGGGACCGGGACTAAATTCGCTGACTTCCAACTCGGTGGAACGAGCAAGATCAGCCTTATTGCAGGGGGCACGACCCCATCTGCGAGCGTCAATATCGCTGGCACTAATTTTGGCGGATGGGCAGTTATAAACTCGTCCGATGCTTCGAACTTCACCAACCAGTCGTATTTACAGGCCTACTTTACCAGCAACACGGCTATCATTGATGCGTCGAAGAACGGCAGCGGCAGCGTTCCCAATCTCACGTTGCAAACCTCCGGAGGAAGCGCGGGCCAATTAGTTCTCGCGACGAATGCGATAGCTGCCCTGACCATCAACAGCAGCACGCAAGCTGCGACCTTTTCATCATCAGTAAGCATAGGCTCGACCGCTGCGGTTCTGACAGGCACTGCAATTCCGGCCGGCGGCACGACCGGCTCGGGGTACCTGTTTTCGTCAACATCCAATTACGGCGTTTTCTTCGGCTCCGGCGCGCCGACATTGAGTGCCGCCAAAGGCTCGCTCTATCTGCGTAGCGACGGAAGCGCCACCAATAATCGCGCCTACATCAACACCGATGGCGGCACGACTTGGACCGCCCTGACGACGGCAGCGTGATGGTAGCAACTCCGATGCTGTTGTTCGCCGATTTCGATCCAGTCAGCGCAAAGGACAGTCGCTTCGGCGCCGTCGGCGACTTTGCGACCGACGACACCGCCGCGCTGCAAGCCGCGCTCGATCACTGCTTCGGGTCGTCCGACGCGCCGCACGGCACCGCCAACGTCCGGCAAAACAAGGTGCTCTACATTCCACCAGGGCACTACAAGATCACCGCGCCGCTGACAGCCACATATCTCCACGGCGGGCGGATCATCGGTGCCGGCCGCTTCGTGACACAGATCGAGAACGTCACGCCGGGGTCGTCGGTCTTCGCGACGAATGGCTGTGGCTATGCTCGCTTCGAAGGCATGCGGCTGACCGCGGCGGCCGGCGGCAAGTCGTTCGATCTCGATTGGGACGGGTCGGCCGGAGGTCCGGCGCTGCAGTCGAACACGTTTCGCCGACATGTTTTTCGACGGCGGCTCGATGGGCGTGGAGATCGGCCACTCCGGCTTCATGGGCAGCGAGAATCTTTTTCTCAACTGTTTTTGGCTGGGGCAAACGACCGGCGGACTGCTCACGTCGAATCCGAACGCGCTACAGCAGAGCGTGGTCGGCGGAAATTTTCAGGGCTGCAACCGTGCCATCTTCGCGGGCTCGGGCTCGGTGCCGACGATCCACGGCGTCGGCTTCCAGACCTCCGCCGATTGCGACATCTACACGGGCACGCTCTCCAACAACGCCATGAGCGTGCAGGGCTGCCGCAGCGAGAGCGTAAACTTCATCAACAATGCCGGGGGCCAATCGCTGCATGTGGCGGGATGCAGCCACGTGGGAAGTTCGAACGGATATTTCCTACAGCAAGCCGGCGGCTTCGGCGCCCTATCGGCGTGCATATCGAATCTCGGCAACGTGGTGCCCACGGCGTGGGCTTCCATGCGAATCGAGAATAGCTGGTTCAAGCGCGACGATTGGCTTCTCCTCGACCCCACGCACTTATGGTGGTCGCCGAATAACACAGCCACCTTCTGTCTTGAGTTGGAGAACGTTACAAATGGGGCGGGCGAGATACGCCGACAGCGCCTTGTGACGCTCGACGGGCAAACGATCACCATATACAATTACGCGGCGAGCTAGGACTTGCCGCATGGTCGCAAAGCTGATCGCGCGTAGCATTCGCGCCACTCTCGACGAAATGGGCTGCGTGCTGTGGAAGAAGGACTTCCTGCAGTACGGCATATCCGTCTACGAGGACATCAGGCGGCTGAATTGCTTGGGGCCGTTCCGTCAGCACGTTCTTTGACGTTGGCGCCAACATCGGGCAGACAACGCGGGAAACGTTGCGCCGTTTTCCCAGCGCTCGCGTTTATGCATTTGAGCCTAATCCAACTAGCTTCCGCGAACTGGCGGCGATCAAAGACAACCGGTTGTCCGCGTACCAAATCGCGCTCGGCGAGCGCAGCGGAAAAGCGACTCTTTATCAATATGATGAAGCGGGTGACGGTTCGCTGATTAATAGCTTGGTAAGCGACGCACGCTTCCCGACGCAATTCGGGCACCGCCCAAAGAAGGACCTCGATGTCGCTTGCTTGACGGTCGACGATTTCTGCCTTGAGCATGGCATCGACAGCGTCGACGTTCTCAAGCTCGATACCGAAGGGTCGGAGCTGGGCGTGCTCAAAGGCGCCGAGCGGATGCTTGCGAACGGACGTGGTCAATACGTTTACACTGAATTCAACGATCTGCAGCCGCGAAAAGGAGTAACCGGTGGTGCGCTGGTTCCGATCGCCGACCTTCTTGCGCGGTTCGGCTTTCGTTATGTAGCGACATATACCGATTTCATCTTGCCAGGCGAAATGCACATCTGCGCGAACGCATTGTTCGCCCTACCCCCGCGCCGAGCTCCGGAGCTCCCATGAAAATCGACTTTTCGGCCGTGATCAAGAACCTCGACGGTGACCCCGTCAAGGACGGCGAGAAAGACGCCACCCTCGGCCGCGTGGCCTGCTCGGCGCTGCTCGCGAGCTACGCCGCCGAGCAGAGCCTGCCGGCCGAGGACAAGGTCAGGCGCTTCCGCCTGGCCGAGACGGCCGCGAAGGGCGGCGAGCAAGAGATCAAGGTCGAGGACGTGGCACTGATC